GGAAGTCGAACTACAAGAAGGCGACCAAGCTTATGTTGACGGGGTTAATTTAAGAGATGAAACTTTAGATGAGTTATACGAAAAATGCGCGTATGATTATATCGCTTTTGGAGCCTGTTTTATTGAGGGTGTTCGAAAGGGTAAGAATGTGTTTTACTTTCATAAGGACGCAACAGAGATAAGATTCAGTGCAGAAGATGAGGAAGGGAGAATTGAAACCGCTTATATTTCCCCTGATTGGGCAACGATAAAAAACCAAAAGAACCCAAACCGAGACCAAATGGCCCGAATGAAGGACATTCCAATGTACGACGGTTCCGAAAATCAACCGAATTTTATAATCACTATCAAACGTAGAGTACCGGGTATGAGGTATTACGGTTTACCTGATTATATCGCAGCGGTTTTAAGTGGTTGGGTCGACATTAATTACAGAGTAGGAAAATTCAATATAGATAATTTCGATAACGGGTTTATACCTTCGGGGTTGATTCAGTTTTTTGGGCAACCACCAGAAGGGCAAACGCCTAAACAAATGCTTGATGATTTTGTTTCCAAGTTTACAGGTGAAGGAAACAATAGTAAATTGTTGATGCAATTACTAGACAATCCCGATCAAGCCGCTAACATTCAGTTATTCGATCAGGTTTCAGATGGTGATTTCCAGATACTTGATAAAATGGCCGATCAACAACTTGTAACGGCTCATGGTTGGTATAGAAGTTTGACAGGATTAGCAGAACCTGGAAGCTTAGGAAGCAACCAACAGATAAGAAACGAATATGATTTAGCTATGAACATGAAGGTGATTCCGGACTATAGGAAGCCATTAAATAGATTCTTTAACAAGATGCTTCGAATAGCGGGTAAAGACTTTAAAATAGACGTTCAAAACCTTTCACCTTTAAGTTTAGCAAATAGCATAGATGTAAATAAATGTCTAAGTATAGACGAAGGAAGGGGTGTATTAGGA